GACGCCTACGAGGACATGATTGACAGCATCTGTGGCACAGTGCGAAGCGAATTCGCAGGCATAGCGGCGTCAGTCACGCGCGACCTGACACAGCGGCGCATCATCGAGAGGGAGGTCAATGCTCGACTTAGGCGCATCGCAGAGCATGCACTGGCACAGGCCATTCGGTTGGAGACGAGTGGCGGCACTGATGATGCCGTCAGAGCCAACGGAGCCGGACCTGTGGGCAGCGACAAACCGGACGTACCCGCCGACAGCAGCGGTGCCGGGACCGCGTGATCCGCACCTGACACCCTACGTCATCGAGCCGGAACGGGTCATCGCATCCGGCGTCTACAAGCGCGTCGTCATGGTGTTCGGGGCGCAGACCGGCAAATCGGAAGCGATGCTTGACGTGGCAGGTCAGCGCCTCGATCAGAGGCCGGGTCCTATCCTGTACGTTGGACCGAACAAGCAATTCCTCACGGAGCAATTCGAGCCGCGCGTCATGGCGTTGCTGGACGAGGCACCGTCGCTGATGGCGAAGGTCGCACGCGGCAAGCGCATGACAAAGACGCGCAAGATTGTGGCAGGCGTGCCATTCCGGCTCGCGCACTCAGGATCGTCAACCGCGCTGAAGTCCGACCCTGCCGTGCTCGCACTGGTGGATGAGTACGATGAGATGCGCGACAACGTCAATCAGATGGGCGGACCGCTTGGGCTGGTCGAACGGCGCGGCGACACCTACGCCGATTTCGTTTGCGTGGTGACATCGACACCGAAGCGCGGCAGGGTCGGGGCGGTGCAGGAGCCATCGTCCGGTCTGTTCTTTTGGGAAATCGCCGTGGCAGAGGACATCGAAAGTCCGATCTGGCAACTGTGGCAGCAGGGCACGCGGCATCATTGGTGCTGGCCGTGCCCGCATTGCGAGGAATACTTCGTTCCGCGCTTTAATCTCCTGCGCTATCCGTTGAAGGCGGCACCGCTCGAAGCGGCACGCGCGACATTCCTTGAATGCCCGCGTTGCGGCGGCGTGATCACCGATGAGCACAAGGCCGACATGAACGCGCGAGGCCGCTACGTCGCACCCGGTCAGGCGGTTGACAAAAGCGGGATCATTCGCGGCGGCTTCACCGAGAGCAAGACAATCTCCTTTTGGGTATCGGGTCTGGCATCGCCGTTCGTCACCTTTGGTGAGCGCGTGGCGGTCGTGGTCGAGGCGCAGCAGTCCGGCGACGATGCGATGGTGCAGCAGGCGATCAATGCGGGCTTCGGTGAACTGTACTCACCGGGCGGCGGCGAAGTGCCAGAGTGGATGGAGCTAAAGGAAAAGTCGCATGCCGCGACGTACAAGCGCGGCGAGGTGCCAGAGGACGTGCTCTACCTGACGCTGACGGCGGACGTGCAGCGACACTCGATACCGTGGGTCATTCGCGGATGGGGCGCACGCGCAACATCATGGCTGATCAACTACGGCTACCTGCGCGGCGACACCAGCGAGGAAGAAATTTGGGGCGCGCTTGGCGATCTTGTGTCACAGCCGGTGGATGGCTTGCCGATCAAGCTGGCCTTCATTGACAGCGGCTTCCGACCGGGCAAGACCGACACGCTGCCGCTCAACCGGGTGTACGAGTTCTGCCGCCGCTTCATGCGCAGGGTGAGGCCGACAAAGGGATCGTCGGCCCCCATGCGGACCCCGCTGATTTTCAGCAAGATCGAGGTCAGCCGGAAGGATGGCCGTGCCGCAAAGTTCGGGCTGGACCTTGTGCGGCTCGACACCGATCACTGGAAAAGTTGGGTACATGAACGGCTTAGATGGCCGGAAGATCGTATCGGCGGCTGGCATCTGTTCAAGGGCGTGGACGACGACTACTGCCATCAGGTCGTCAGCGAGGCGCGGCTGAAGCAGCCGACCGGCAAGGTCGAATGGGTACAGCGGTCGCGCGACAATCACTTTTTCGACTGTGAGGCGATGCAGGCGGCGGCTGGCTATCTGCTCAACGTGCAGCGCATCCCATTGCAAAAGGCCGACAAGGGCAGTACAGGTGAAGCTGGCAGGAAGCCGGAAACCCCATCCGAGGTAGCAGCACCGTTGCCGTCCGTTGCCGTCAGAGGACGACGCAGACGCATCATCAGGTCAAATTACCTTGGAGCGTGATGGCTCCGCTGAATGCACGGCTCACATCCGTTCGGAAAAAAGAAATCGGCTTCGCCATCTCAGCAAATGGTGACGCAGACGCAGATCGACACGCTTGAGGCAATTATCAGTTCCGGCGTCGAAGGTGCTGGCTACGGCGACAAGCGTACCGACTTCCGTTCGCTCAACGAGCTTCGGCAAATCCTCAACGCGATGAAAGACGAACTGTACGGCGGCATCCGCATGAAGCAGGTCCGCATGACATCGCCGTCCGACAAGGGGCTTTGATGGGCGCGCTTCGCAACATGCTATCGGAAGGAATACTTGGCCGCTTCATCGCGCCGAGCCGCGAGTATCGCAATCAGGCTCCGGTATGGAGCACCGGCTTTGATGGCGGTGGAATGCGCCGCCGTCTGAAGGGCTGGACCCCGACACAGAACACCGTCAACGTCATCCTGACTTCGTCCGGCAATACGCTGCGCGCCCGCACGCGCGATGTGCTGCGCAACAACCCGCACGCAAACGCGGCTTGCGAGAGCTTCTGCGCGAACCTCATCGGCACCGGCATCAAGCCGTCATCGCTGTTCACCGAAAATCCCGATCTGCGCGAAGCGATCATGAAGCTGTGGATGGACTGGATAGACGAATGCGATGCAGACGGGCTGGCCGACTTTTACGGATTGCAGACAATCGTGGGCCGCGCACTGTTTGAAGCGGGCGAGTGCTTCGTCAGATACAGACCGCGCCGGGTGTCGGATGGCTTTCTCGTGCCGATGCAACTGCAACTGCTCGAAAGCGAGATGTGTCCCTATCAATTGAACATGCAGGCCACAAACGGCAACTGGATCATGAACGGCATCGAGCTAGATTTTCTCGGTGCCCGCGCAGCTTACTGGTTCTATCCGATCCACCCCGGCGACATGCCAATCGAGGCGGTCAGCAGCATGAACCCGGTGCGCGTCCCGGCGTCGGAGGTGCTGCACATTTTCAAATGCACGCGCCCCGGTCAGATGCGCGGCGTTCCGCTGGTCACGCCTGCGCTGATCCGGCTGTTCTTTCTCGATCAGTACGATGACGCCGAGCTTGAACGCAAACGCATCGCAGCGATGTTCGCTGGCTTCGTCACCTCACCGGCACCGGAGGACGTGCTGCCGATTGACGGCGTTGACACTTCCGCAGAGCAGGAGGGCATCGGCCTGTCAGGGCTTGAACCCGGCACGCTGCAGACGCTGTTGCCGGGAGAGGACATCAAATTCTCCGAGCCTGCGGATGTCGGCGGCACCTATGAAGCCTATCAGTACAGGCAGCAGCTTGCGGTGTTCGGTGCGCTTGGTATCCCCTATTCGCTCTGCACCTCGGACCTGCGGCGGGCCAACTACTCATCGCTGCGCGGCTCGATTGTCGAGTACCGGCGCAAGCTGGAGCAGTTCCAGCACAACATCTTTGTGTTTCAGATGTGCGCTCCGATCTGGCGCAGATGGCTCGACACGGCGGTGTTGTCGGAAGCGTTGCCGATAAGCCCGACCGAATACTTGCTGCGGCAGTCAGAGTATCAGCGCGCGAAATGGATACCGCAGCGCAATGATTGGGTCGATCCACTGAAGGATCGGCAGGCGGAAAAGCTGGCGGTGGACAGCGGTTTCAAGTCACGCAGCGACGTGATCGAGGCCGAAGGCTTCGATCCCGAGCAGAACGACCTGCGCATCAAGGCCGACAACGAGCGTGCAGAGAAACTCGACCTCGCATTCCCGACTGTCTACGCATCGGCCACGCAGGTAATGGCACCGTCAGATCAGGCCGCGCAGGATGCCGCCGATCAGGCCGCAGCAGATCAAGCACAGGAAGCCGCCGATCAGGCCGCTTCCGATAGCGAAGCAGCATAAGGAGGCGGAACAATGCGACCGTGGTACACGATGCAGGCTAACAACAATGCCGCTGAAATCGTCATCTACGACGAAATTGGTCAGCCGGGATGGTTCAATGAGGACGCGGTCAGCGCGAAGCAGTTCGTTGACGATCTGAACGCGCTTGGCGACGACATCGACAGCATCTCCCTGCGCATCAACTCACCGGGCGGGGATGTGTTCGATGGCGTGGCAATCCACAATGCCTTGAAAAATCACAAGGCAAAAGTGACCGCGCGGGTTGACGGCATTGCCGCATCGATTGCGTCCTACATCGCGATGGCGGCAGACAAGATCATCATGCCAGCAAATTCGTTTCTGCTTCTGCACAACGCATCCGGTTTTTCGATGGGGACGGCAGACGACATGCGGGCGATTGCCGACGATCTTGACCGGATCGACAAGTCAATCATCGCGACCTATGCGGCGCGCTCCGGCCAGCCAGCGGGCAAAGTCAAGGCTCTCCTGAAAGAGGACCGGCTGATGGATGCGACCGAAGCCAAGCAGCTTGGCTATGCCGATGAGGTCGTGAAGGAAGTCAAGATGGCCGCGAAGTTTTCATTGCGGCTTCTCCCGAAAGCGGCAGCGGAACGCTTCCGCGCACAGACAGGCGAGCCGGACGGTGTACCTCCCCTGATGGCAGACCCTGCGGACCCGGAGGCGATCCCGCAAACACCGCCTTCGGGTCCTCCTACCGATCCACCGGCAGACCCGCCGCCCGAACTTCCGAACCCGGAGGCACCGCAACCGGCAAGAGCGAAGGTGGTGGACCTCAATGCTGCCAAGCAGCAGGGCATCGAGGAACACAAGAGCTACGTCGCAGCCGTCACCGATCTGTGCGTGCTGGCTGGAAAGCCGGAACGGGTCGGCGGTTATGTGAGGGCGGCGACACCGGCAGAGGACGTTCGTAAGGAACTGCTGGCGCTGCGCATCACCGAGCAGCAGATCATGCCGCATCATCCGCTGATGGATCAGAGCAAGGTCCCTGCGACGATGTGGGGAAAGATCACGGACAAACTCAACGCCCGCAGTAAGGGCTGAACAGGAGAACGCACTATGTCTCAGTTTCCTCTCCAGACGGAAAAGGCCCACACCGCAGAGTTCGTGCTCTCCGAGAGCAATGGGCACCAGTCGCGCGACAACGGCTTCCTCGCGCACCCGATCACTGTTCGTGTCGGCCAGCCGCTGAAGCGGACGGCGGCGGCGACTACCGACAAACCGGCGACCTACACCGTCGCTGCGGTTGGCGCAGATTGCGAGGCACTGGCACTCTACGGCGGCACCTCAATCGACACCGCCAATGGCCTGCGGATCGCGGTGCTGTCGAACAATGCCGAAGTGAACCTGCGCCTGATTGATTGGGGCGCAATGTCAACCGCCGAACAGGCAGTCGGCGTTACGACGCTGGCAACCAAAGGCATCAAGTGCCGCATCTAGCGGACACCATCAACGCTGACCGCGAGGCAGCATAGAAAGGAACACGACAATGCTCGACATCTTTCGCAGCGATGCCTTCGGTGTGGTGCCGCTGTCATTGGCAGTCAACAACCTGAAGTTCGTCCCCGGCTACATCAGCAGCAAGGGGATTTTCACGGAAAGCTCCAT